ACGACGAATTTCCTTATCCTGATCTTTGACCTGCCGATGAAGCACGGATTCCTGTATCTGACAGCCATCATTGACTGGCACAGCCGCTGTATCGTCGGATGGGAACCGGATGACACGCTGGACACCAGAGCCTGTATCGAGGCCTGCAAGAAGGCGTTCCGCGTGGCCAAGCCAGAGATTCTGAACTCAGATCAGGGCTGCCAGTTCACCAGCCAGGAGTACAAAGAATTTCTCAAGGAGAACCATGTACGCCAGAGCATGGATGGCAAGAGCCGCTGGGCTGACAACATCAGGATTGAGCGGTGGTTCCGGTCCTTCAAGTATGAAGAAGCCTACCTGACGGAATGGCACAACATCAAGGAAGCCCGGGCCGCCATTAGCAGCTACATCCACAACTATAACTTTGAGCGATGCCACTCAGCAATCGGAGATGTCACGCCGGCTTCGGTATACTATCCGGCAATGCTCTATGAGGCAGCCAAGAGTGCGGCATGATCATCAGTGACGCGGGAGTTATCCACACTCCCATAATCATGGATATCAGTTCATTATAAAAATCTTAGATTTTTGTCTTGAAAACTGACCCATTATATTACGCTTAAATTCTGGTTCATACTTTCGTGACATAATGATTTGCTCCTTTACTAAGCTTATTATACTCATTAAGCCACTGGTGTTACAACGTTAGTATATCACCTCAGGGAGAGATGATGACGGGCTGGGCGAATGTCGACGGACGCTGGTATTTTATGGACAGCTCCGGCGCCGTGCGCTATAACTGGATAAGCGACGGAAATGGAGAATGGTATTATCTGAATCCTGTTTCTGACGGAACCAGGGGCGCGATGCTCATCGGATGGCAGCAGATTGACGGCAAGTGGTATTATTTCCATACGGCTTCGGATGGTACCCAGGGAAGGATGCTGAAGAGTCAGAGATCACCGGACGGATATCTTCTGAATGAGGATGGAAGCTGGGATCGGAGTGCTGCGAAGCTATGAAATCCCTCAATGAGGGGAACTGAAAAAAATACCCCCATGTTTGTTTTGTCCTGGTAGAATTGAAACTGTAGGTTTTGTCGGACGGCGTCGGATCGGCGCCGTTCTTTTTTCTGGGATTCTTCGAAAAGGCCATTGACAATACGCATAAGATGGCTGTGAGGAGGATGAGGATGAAGCAAAGAGATTTGATTAAAAAGCTTAGAGTCGGCGGGCTTTCAGTTCAAAGAGCATGGACATGATCATGATAAGTATGTCAGAGGAAGTGATACGGAAGAAGTTCCGAGGCACAGAGAAGTGAATGAGCGGCTCGCAAGACACATTATCAAGAAATGGGGCTTATAAAAACCCCGACCCTTGCTTCATTTTGAGATCATAGGAGGAGATGGCAAATGGCTGAAACGAATATAGTTTATCCGGTTATTATCAAAAAAGACGGGGATACCTATTTGGTTTATGTTCCTGATTTTGATGGAATGACAGAGGGGACTTCTCTTGCTAATGCAATCGAAATGGCAAGGGATTATATCGGGCTTGCATGCCTTGAATTTGATGACCGGAAGGAAGCACTGCCGAAAATGTCGACAGCGGAACAAGCAAAGATGTTGGCAAAAGAAAAGGCAGATGATGAAGAGTTTGCTTTTTCAGACGGAGAGGTGACATATGTTGACCTGAATTTGCCTAAGTACAAGGCTCAAGTTCGCAATCAATCCGTAAAGAAAAATTGCACCCTTCCGCAGTGGCTTTCCGAAGAAGCCGAAGAAGCCGGAATCAATTTTTCGAAAGTGCTGCAAGACGGACTGATTGCGATTCTTAGATCAAGAGCATAAGCGAGATACTTAACTGTGACGACCAAGCTGCAGCTTGGAGGGGGATCCGGCGGGGATCTTATCTGCTTTCTAAAAATTGCCTGGAGCATATCCGGGATATAGCTGGCAGGAGGACAAGGAAAAGGTCCTTAGGCGGCTTATGTCGGGATGCTGAGTAGTTTTCCAAATCAAAGGGAATTATTGCTTGACAGGGGAACGGCAGCAAGGGTATTTTCAGGGAAAAGAAATTTTGTGGAATTCGGGGCGTTTATAGGACGAAGTCCGATAGGGAGCGAGTACACTGATTTCGTGACAAGATTCGTGACAAGATTTTTATGATAAATGTGGCGTATGCTGCGCCGGAGGCGGCAAAAACGAAAGCTGAAAAGCATGAAAAAAGCAAGGAAGGAAGCCATTTCCGGCGGATTTCCTTGCTTTTTTATGAATGGAGCAAGCGAGGCGGTACTCGAACACGTTGCCATTCCACCAGCCCATTGTTTTTGGCCCGTATATCGTACTACGAATTGCAGCGTAATGTAGACAAAGCCCCAAGAACTTCGGTTCCTGGGGCTTTGTCTTATCTGCATTTTCGCATTTAGATGTCCATAAAATCCCACGGTATCAGCGATACCAGAAGCAGGAGCTCGGCCAGTTCTGCAGTGATCGTTAGGAGGCTGATCAGGGCGATCCTGCGCTCCTCCCTAGTTGATGTACTGCTTGCCATTGTAGTAAGCGGCCAGCCAGCCGGATGGTGTTCTGATCCAGATGTTCTCGCCATCCAGCTGTATCTCTTTGCAGGTCACTTTCGTACCCGGATCCATGACACCGGTGCGCGTACTGTCGGCCTGCTGCCCGCTGGCCGTGAGTTCGCTGTGCTTCTTTTTGCGGTAGTTCGTCCCCGGTCCCGTGCGGACGTTGAGAGAGATGTTCACCGTGCAGGTTTGTCCCGGTGTGTAGGTGACGGCTGGCTTGACTGCTGTGGTGCCGCCCTTCAGCAGGGCATTGACTCTGGTCTGCACGGCCTTGTAGTCGTAGCCCGCAGCCGTGAGGGCCTGCTTCCTCGCGTCGCCGCTGCCCCACTTGCCTGCCAGGACTTCCCGGGCCAGTTCGTCCAGGGTCTTCCCCGTGGTAGCCGGGTCTCCGGTGTAGCGGAGGATGCAGTCCCAGCCTCCCGTGTAATTGTAGTAGCTGCGGGTCCAGATCTCACGGCCCGTCTGATCGCCGACCCGGCCGCCAGTGGCGCCGCCCTTTTCGTTGATAGACGCCTGCACGATCTGGCCGGAACCGATGCTCATGGCCGTGTGGCGCGCCTCTTTCAGCAGGACGTCGCCACGCTGGAGGCCCGCGCCGGTTGTCAAGTTCACGCTCTTCGTCACGTCGGCGAAGCCGTTCGCCAAAAAGATCTTCTTCATGTTGCCCGTGTAGGTTGCGCCAGCAGTCTTTACCGGGACGCCTGCCTGCTCCCATGCCTGGATCACCAGCGCACTGCAGTCGTAGTCCTGCTTCCATCTGTTGGCTCCCTGATCATAGCCATGGCTGTCGTCGTTCGCGATGCCGACGGCCCAGGTCACGGCCTTCTCTGTCTTTGTCACTTCGTTTTCTACCTCCTCATTGAATAATTCCACCTCTGTCAGAGGTTTTTAAAGCTCTTTGTTATGCTGGGCTGTGCTGATGCCGAGAAGCGCCCCCAGAAAGGCATCCGCCGCAGTGATGGTTCCGACGATCTGCTCGCCATAAGGCAGGCCCCAGATAGTGGCCAGAGCGAAGTAGAACGTGCCCGCTGCGGGCAGGGCAATCTGCGCGATGAACTTCAGCGTGTCGTAGGTTTTGTCAGTCATTTTCATTTTTCGATGCCGTAATCCTTTCTCTTGATGGCCGCGTCCCGCTCTTCCGCCTCGTCGTCTCCGATGATCGGGAGCTTCTGGCACTCGTTAAATCCGGTCTCGCAGTCCCCATTGCCTCCGAGTGCTCTGTAGGGCACGTATAAGTAGTTGAGATTAGTCTTCTCTTTGAGGGTGATGGCGCCGCGCCTCATGAATTTATCTGTTAGGTAGAGCAGCTTGTCATGTCCCAGTCCGAGGAGCATCTTGGCAAGCGCGCTGTCGTTGCTCTTCGCCTCGTCTCTCAGCTTGTCTCTTCGCTGGATCTTGTACAACACGATGCTCAGGAGACCGCTGGAGAAGACCGCAGAGATCAGCGCGGTGATGATGGTCTGTATTGCTGGAATCATTAGTCCGTTACCTCCTCTTCCTTTGGTGTGCGTTCCCCCGTGCAAGCGGCGACCACTTTGTGGAGGCTGCGGATCTTCGGCACCTGGTCGATGATCTGCAGCCCTGCGTAAACCTTGCTGTCGAATATCATAGTGTTATTCCTCCTCTTCTATGGACCTTTTGACATTGACACGTTTTAATCTCTATGACGCTTAAAAAATTGAGAAGGCCGGGCGGACTCCTCCAGAGTTACCGGCACCGTTGCTGCCTGCGTTACCGACAGTGGTCACGAAAGCGAAGGTTGCCGCGTTTGCCACATCGCGGAGCCAATAACCGCCTCTGTCATGGATCTTAGTTGGATCCAGCGCAAAGAGCGGGTACTGGGACTTGTCGATAGTGTGCTGATTCGCGAAGCTTGTTCCCTGTGTGCAGTTCGCGAAAATTTTGCCGCCGTAGACGTTCTGCTCCGTCATGAGCTCGACTGTGCTGTCATACCAGGAGCTGCCGGTCTCGCAGCCATTGGTGGCTTTGTTTTTCAGAAGCTGACGATGGCTCAGCACGTGAGAGCCGAAAGCCGCGCTGATCGTACTCTTTGCTGCGTCCAAGCGCGCCGTGTACATCTCGCTGCCGACGTATGCGCCGACGGTGGTGTGTGAGGAGTTCATCAGAGCGTAGTAGAGAGACTTGTCGGGCACCAGTGTGACGTGGTGCTTCGTACAGGCAGTGTCTCCGGTCTGCAGATAGTAGTCGAAGGCTGCGATGCGATAGATCACGCCGCCGATCGTCCAGTAGTCTCCGATGTACATGCCATCGAAGGTTCCGGTGCTGATCGCTGCGGCTTGCTCTGTGCTGAGAATGGTTCCCAGATTCTTGCCTCTGTAGATGCTGTTGTGGACGCCTGCGCCGCCATAGTTTGCGATAATGTCCTTCAGAGCGTTGATCTCATTGATCAGGTGGCCGGCCACATCCCTGTCGAGTAGACCCTGGACGCCTGCGAACCAGGCATTGAAAGCGCTCTGACTCGTGCGCTGGAACTCTTTGAGATTTTCATTCACTTCAGTGAAGCTCGCCTCACCCCGTGCCCGGAGATCCTTGGTGTAGTCGTCGATGGCAGCAGTGAACGTACTGTACGCTGTGTTGGCCATCATGTTGAACGTGTCATAACTGAGGTTTGACTTATCCACGAACTCCTTATAAAACGCGTTGAACTGTGCATAGAATGCCGAGGTGTCAATGGAGTCGATGAACTGAGTGATGTAGCCACAGACAGAGCTGTCTGCTCTTGTGTCCGTGATCACGCTCTGGCTGATCGCCGTTTGGTTCACGCCGATCTTGACCGTGGCCAGTCCGAGCTCATAGTAGTCACCACTGGCGGGCTGCAGGAGCTCAGGAGCCACCGGAGAAGATGCTGGCGTTCCCGTCTTGACGATGATTTCGCAGCGGCGGTCCAGGTAGTTGCAGCGAAGCACGACGCGGTCGATGCGGCTGTAGGCCGTCGGTGCCGTTTCGAGCGGGATCGTCTCTGCGACAGCATCGTAGGCGAAAGCGCCGTTGATCAGGCCGAAGCCTGGCGCTATTACAACGGCGAGGCCGGACTCTGCCGCTGTGACCTGGAAGGTATTGGCCGGCTTGGCCAGAACTCCATTGGTCAGGAGCTTCGCAAAGAGGAGCCTGAAGAGCTCCGACGTTTCGGCCCTGTCGAAGATCGGCATGCCCTCGGAGTCGACTCCGGTAATCTCAGAGTCAAAATATCCGTATCTCATAGCCATTTTTTAGCTTGCCTCCCTTTTGATGATCTTGGTGATGGATGTGGCCGCACCAGCTCCGAAGGTCACACTCAGCGTCTTCTTGCTGCCTTCATAGACCTCCTGAACCTCTGTGATCCTCTTGGTCGTTTCGATGCCCACCTCCGTGTAGCGATAGGTGCAGAGATCGCCTAGGTCGAAGTCCGTCATGTAGACCAGGTTCGCCTCCGGGTCGACGTCGCTGTTGACTGTCTCGACCTTCTCGTATTCTGCGAGCTTTTCCAGTCCGCGCTGTCTGAGCATGGCCCTGTATTGTGCGGCTGTGTATCTATGCTCTGCCCCGCTGTCGTCCTGCCAGGTGCTCTGCAGGTCTCTCGCGTCGACGTAGAGCTCCCGGCGCTCCTCTGCAGCACTCCCCCGGATATCCACCTCAACGATGCTCCGCGCGGCGCCCTCTCCTTCTCCGGCGACGTAGGCGTAGTTCCTGTAGCTGCCCTCGTCTCGGTCGTAGATGGCGTTTTTGATGTTGTAGTAGCTGTCGGCGAAAATGGCCCAACTGTTGGCTGTCTGACTGTCGGCGCGATCCTTGCCCTGCCATACCTCGAAGACGAGGGTGTTGGTCAGGTAGTCGTAGACCAGTCTGTGGCTCAGTTCCTGAGTCTTTTCGATCTCGTACAGCTTCGACCCGAGGTCGCCGCCGGTCGACTCGACTGTGATGCCGGAACCGAGCCCAGCACTGGCCCCTAGGACGATCTGCGGGAACCTCCTGTCAGAGTCTGATGGACTGATCAGGTACTTCTGGATCAGTGCCCTGCTGATCGCTTCCGGTGTGCCGGTCATGTTGACCGACGTGTTGATGACGCGATTATTCAGTAGCGACTCGGCGAAGTAGCCCTTGCAGTAGGCCGTTCCGGCTCCCTTGTCGTTTCTTGCGAATTTGACCTCGCGGATCACGCCGAGCTCCTTCCGGTCATTCCGGTAGAGGTAACGCCCCGTGTTCATCAATCCGAAGAAATCAGCAGGAGCATGCAGCTCGAAAACGCCGGCGTCGTAGTAGCGCCGGGTCCAGAGGAGTGTGTTGAAAACGCTGACGACGCCCAGCGTCTCGAAGTTTTCGTCCAGAATTATGAGATTCATAAGCTATACTCCCAGATACTTCGGTGTGTAAAACAGATTGACGTCCAGGTTCGTGTAGTTTTTGTCGGCATCGTATTTGAGATAGTTGTCACCTACTGCCAGCTGGAACGGCTCGCTTCTGCGGTCAATGCGCTGGTAACAGTTCACCCCGTTCAGCGTGATGACCTGGTGCCTGTCGTTGGTGTCGATCAGGAGTACGTCACCCTGCTGCATGGCTATGTTGACGCGCATATACTGACCGGTCTGTGTGTTGGTGATCTTCGGGTTCATAACGTCACCGCGAGTCGCGACGAACTGGATCTGGACGCCGGTGGAGACATCGCCGTCATTGGCGAGGACGACTTCCTTGTGCAGCGTTCTGTAGCCCATTGTGAAGCCTCCCAGCATCATGCCGCGGGCTTTCTCTGGGTAGTCCAGTTTTCTGATGGCTCTCTTCTCTAAAACTCTCCACGGGAACGCGAAGAGCGGGGAGATGCTGGCCATATTCTTGCCGAAGTTGTCGACGCTCAGCATGTATGGATCCGGGCAGATGAGGTCCACCAGAATCCCGAGCTTCACGTCCCAGTTCGGTGTCTGCTTGAAGGTCCAGCCCTCGAGCTCGTACTCAATATTGCGGCTGATGCCCATGTTGGTGATCGTAGCCTTGCCGGTGTACTTCGGGTTGAAGAATTGGATCAGCTTGGCCCTGTTCTGCGGGTTGTTTCTGTTACTTTTGAAGCTGGCCTCGATGTGGATCGGGCGTGGCTTGATCTTCTTGCCGTCGACGCTGACGCCATCCACCAGAGCGGTATTCGACGTCGAGATCTCCAGCTCGGAGGACTCCAGGCCGGTGATCTTGGTGATGTCGATGTCTTCACCCGGCCCCAGGCGGAGCACCTTGCCGTTGCAGGCCAGCTCAATTGCGATAGTGTTTTTGGTCATTACTGGACACCTCCTACGAGCTTGCGCACTGCCTCACGCTGCGCCTTTGCCGTCTCGGACGGTGTGGCCACCGGAGTGTTGTACGTGTTGGTCTGCTCCACATGGTTGTCGTTGTTGATGATCGTGCCGCCCGAAGCAAGGGCCGCCGCTCCTGTCGCCGCGTTGGCGTTGAGCGTGAGATCTCCGGCGCTGGCCTTGACCGATGCCTGCATCTCCTCGACCATTCTAGCGGCCTGCTGCTTCATCATCTTCAGATTTCCTGGCATGGCTCTAATGACGCCTCGGGAAATTCCTGCCGGAATCCAGCGGCCAACGCCCTTCTCGAATTCTTTCGACGGGCTGTTGATGTCCAGCGCGTCCTTAGCAGCATCCAGGAGGGAGTCAGCCAGATCTGCCACTTTGTTCTTAAGCCAGTTCCAGCCGGAGCTGATGCCGTTCCAGATGCCGGTGACGATGTTTTTGCCGATTTCGGCCATCTTCTCCGGCAGGCTTTTAACGCCGTTGACGATCGCGTCGAAGAGGCCCTTGGCTGCTGCTGTGCCCTTCACGGCCAGATCAGCGCCCCAGCTCACGACCTTCTGAGCTGTGTTGGCCAGCCATGTCCAGACCTTCTCAGGGAGCTGCTGCACCCACGAAATGATCGTGTGGAGCATGTTGCTCATGGCTGCACTGGCGTGCTGCACCATGTTCTGACCCCATTGGATCAGTCGAGCGACGGTGTTGGCCAGCCATACCCCGACCTTCCCGGGAAGTTGCTGCACCCACGAGATGATTGTGCTGAGCATACTGCTCATGGCTGCGCTGGCGTGCTGCACCATGTTCTGGCCCCATTGGATCAGCCGAGTGACGGTGCCAACCAGCCACATCCAGACCTTCTCAGGAAGCTGAGATACCCACGAGATGATCGTGCTGAGCATGTTGTTCATGGCCGTGCTGGCATTCTGAACCATGTTCTGACCCCATTGGATCAGTCGAGTGACAGTGTTGACCAGCCAGGTCCAGGTCTTCCCGGGGAGCTGAGACAGCCACGAGACAGCAGTCTGCAGCGTACTGCTCATAGCAGAGCCGACGCGGTCGATCACACCGCGGCCCCATTCGACGAACTTGCTCCAGACCTCGGCGATGAACTGCCCGAGTTGGCCGTAGAAATTGGCCTCGAATTTCATCCACTCGGTGATGATACTGGCCAGTGCATTCCAGATGTCCGGCAGCGCTTCGAGGAAGCCCTGGGCGAGGCCTTTGATCAGGGTGAGGCCGGCAGTCACGAGCTGCGGCAGGAACTTGATCAGTGAAGTCAGAATGTAGGCGGTGAGCTTCACCAGCGCAGGCATAAGAACCGGCAACGCTGTCGCCAGTCCAGAGGCCAGACCCTGAATCATTTTGCCTGCCGACGTCAAGAACTTACCCACACCGTCGCCGTCGATAAATGTGGTTATACCGTCTACAATCTTCCGAGCGGCTCCCGCCCAGTCGAAGTTTGCGATGCTATCGGCGGCCTTGTTCATCATGCCCAGCATTGCGTCAGCGACGCCCTGGAGGCCGTTTTCGCTCAGGCCCTTTGAGATCTTCGCCAGCGCGCTCGAAGCGCCGTCCGCGGCTTTTGCGAGCGGGCCGGAGGCCATCTGGAAAAGAGACGTCGCGATGTTGCTCATGGACGTCTTGATCTGCTGGCTCTTGAACTTGAGCGTATCACTGACGGTGGCGTATGCTTTGCCCACGACATCCGAGTCGGTGCTCATGCCCTGCAGATCCTTCCGGAAGGTCTCGCCGCCTTCCGACGCAATGGCCAGGGCGGCCTTGCCGGCCTCGATCGAGCTGAACATGTCGACCATGCTCTTGCCGTTCTTATCCGCTTCGCCCTGCATCATGGCCAGGACTTCGTCGAGAGTGGCGCCCGCGTCCATCATCTCGCCGAAGCTCATGCCCGCATACTTGGAGCCCTCGGCCGCCTTCGTGAGATTGTTGGCCGCAAGCGTTCCGCTCTTGCCCAGCTCTGCGATCAGACCGTTGAGTTGTGTGGTTGCCTGAGCTGTCGGTGTACCTTGTGCAGTCATGACTGCCAGAGAAGCGCCGACCTGCTCGAAGCTGACACCGAAGGCGGCAGCTGTAGGCGTTACCTGTGCCAGGCTGCTGCCGAGCTCGCCGACGGTGGTGATGCCGAGGTTCTGGGTCTGCATCAGAACTTTCTGAACCTTGCCGATGTCTTCCTCGCCGGACATGCCGTAGGCGTTCATCGTCTTAGCCGTTGCCGAGAGGGCTGTGTCCATGTCCGTGAAGCCGGCCGCCGCCAACTTGCTGGAGGAGTCCAGCATCGTGCCAAGATTCCCGGCCGATACACCGGCGGACTCTGCAGAGTAGGCCGCCTCCGCGATGGAATCAGCAGACAGTCCGGACGCCGTCGAAACGTCGAGCATGGTCTGCTGCAGCTGCCGGAACTCTGCATCTGTTCCGGTGAAAAGTGTTTTTGTTTTGGCACTGGCCGCCTCGAAGTTCATGCCGCTGCTGAGCGCTTCCTTACCTAGTGCAGCGACGCCTTCCACGGCTTTTGTCATCATATTGCCGGCGAACACGCCCAGGGCGTTCTTAGCTATGTCGCCCAGACCGCTGGCGCCCTTTTTCATCCCGCTGGTGTCCAGCGAGGTGTCAAAGGTCAGTGTGCCGTCGGATCCGAATAGTGTCAGATTAAACATGACCGCGAGCTCCTTATTGATCGAGTAATGCGGCAGGGCTGCCGCCGTTCATCAGTATGGTCGCCAGGTCACTCTCGAGCTGCTGTCTGTTTTTAGATTCCGGCAGCTTGTACAGCCGCTTCATTCTCTCGTAGTACTGCTTCTGCTCTTTGCTGAACTTGTTGGAGATCTTGACCGTTCTGAAGCCAATGATTTTCATGAACTGCGTCGTCTCCGGCAGTGATTTGAACAGCGCCCGAAACTGCCACCAGTGGAGCTCGTTCTCAGCCAGGTCGATGTTGTACGCCTGCCGGAACGCTGCATAAATGTAGTCGGCATCAATCTCGTAGTTAAAAGGCTGGACTTCTTCCGGGCCGTCGCCTCCGATCGTCTCGTCCGGATCTGCGCCGCACCTATAGAACCAGGTGATCTTCTCCACAGCTTCCATGATCGCTGCCTCGGTGTTGAGACTCTGCCCTGGGATATAGAGCCCCAGCATCGTCTCGATCTTCTCCAGATCATCCATAGATTGGTCTAGGATCATCTGCTCGAAGAGGATGCCAGTGCGGAAGCTCGTCTTGATCGGGATCATCCGACCTTCAATCTCAATGCTGTCAGGCAGGCCGTCGATCAGGAGGTTCATTTCTTACCGTGGAAGACGAGGCCAGCCATCTGTGCCTTCTGCCGCTGTACCTGTGCTGCCTGGCGCTGGGTGTACTTGTTGGTGAAGTCGTTGAGCCTCTTCTTCTCAGCGTTGCCCCAGTCTGTCAAAGTCGCCACGGCTTGGAGGTGCGCCATGAGGTTCTTCTCCTTGCCTGCGAAGATCTTGTCCGCAGTTCCTTCCCCGAAGATCTCGTTGAAGTACAGGTTGACCACTTTGATCTGCTCAAGGTAGCCCTCCTTCAGGCTGTCGTAGTGCTTGACCTTCTGCGCCAGCGCATGCTGCTGGAGATGTCGAGTCGCATCCTCATACTGTCCGATGAAATCGGCGTCCATGAAGTCCGCCTCGAGTTTGATGCCGTTGATTTCTATCATTGTTTTGTTCTCCTCTGGTCGGTGCCTATATTAAAAGTGTCAGCAGGTACACCGTTACCCGCTGACACTCTGGCCAATCCCTGCAGTGCAGTCGCATGGCGCCAGTATTTGCGATTCTGTACGCGACTTAGGTGTCGTATTTTCCGCTGAAGTCTCCCGCGGTGAAGGTCTTGCTGACGGTGTCGAACTTGCCCTGGATCGGGTTGCCAACTGCGTGGAGCGTACCGCTCACGCTGATCTTCTCGCCGCCGTCGCCCTCAATGTCGCTGACCTCGTTGGACACTGTGAACTGTCTCGCAGTGTATGCCGCAGAGGTCTCGGACACCGCGCCGATCGGGTTGAACAAATCGACGCGGACGTAGGTGTGAACCGCTGCGTCTCCGGTTGCGTGATCTCTGCCGTCCTTGTAGAGCATGTAGATCGCCTTTTGGGAAGGGATCAGTCTGGACTCGTAGGAAAACTCGGTTTCGTAGCTGGTGATATCCGTCGAACTCGTGGTCTCGTTGATGTAGGTCTCGCTGTCCGTCTGAGCGCTGGGCGATTCATTGAGGGACGTGAAGCCGGTGCCCATGAGCTCGAACGCTGCGCCGACTTTGATGTAGTCCGCGATTGCGTTACGAAGCAGGGCAGTTCTGCTCTCGCCAAAGAGCTGAAGGTTGAACTTCTTCATGGCTATGCCTCCTTGTGGTAGGTTAGTTCTATTTGTATCTGGTAGCGGGCGTTCTTGCCCGTCTCGTCGAACATGTAGCCCGGCGATAGGGTGGTGATGCTCTCCGGATGGCAGCCTTCCGGCAGCTCCGGAAGTTCCCCCGCCTTATTCTTTCTGTCGATCCAATCTGCCAGATCCTCATAGAAAGTACTGTTGGTGATGTTCTGGATCCGGTCCATGCTGTAATACTCGCGGCTGCCGAAACTGAACTGGAAGCGGCGATCGCTGGAGCCGTCGATGTAGTTCTCGATCACCGGCGTGTAGATGCCGGTTTCGATCGCATACTCCGTGGGCTGATCACCCATGGCATCGACGCGGAGCGGGCCGTCTCTCAGGATTGGGCACTGGAGCATCCAGGCGCTGACGCCTTCGATGATTGACTTAACCATTGCCTCCTCCGATCAATTTCAATATGGCCGATTTATTGGCCGTTTTCATACGCTCAAACCACATGCCGCCGCGCCGGGAGTCATAGCTTCTGGACCGGGCGGTGCTGTAGTACTGGTGACGGGCGTAGGGCGCGATGTATTTGACCTCTCCGGAGCCGATCACTGTGCCAAGAATGCCGGACTTCTCCAAAGTGCCAGTCCGCAGCGGGACCATCGAGCTGCAGAGCCTTAGGACCTCGCTGTCGATGATCTTCTGCTTCTCGCTGAGCAACTTGTTCATCCTCGGAGCATAGGACTCGTTCCAGACGAGTCTGGCCTGTCCGTTTGGCCCTTCGATGATACTGCCCGCGGGCGTCGTTATCTCCTTAAATGCCATCATTCACCTCCGATCCGCCAGTGTTTGACGGTGTCAGTGCCTCGGATAGTGTTGTCCGCGTACTCCGTGACCGTGATCGCATCGCGGCAGGAAGAGCGGATCAGGGCTTGCAGGGCCGCTTCATCGATCGGTCCTGCCAGGGCCGTCTCTTGTGTCAGCACGATGTCGCCTTTCTGGATGGTCCAGTGCCGCATCGCCTCGTCCGCTGTCAGCAGCTTATAAGCCGCCGCACTGACATAGGTACGGCCGTCTTGTGCGATCGCGTTATACGGGATCCGCAGCTTGTAGCTCAGCTTCTCGCTGCGGTTTCCTCCCGTGTCGTGGCTGGAGCTCTTGCCCTCGAAGTAAGAGGCGCTTGCGACGCTGCAAGGGAAGAACATATCCCGGCGATCTGATCCCAGTCGTCTGTTAAAGACAGTAATCTTCACCTGCACATTCATTGCAGCATCCTCCCGTCTTGACCCTGCGCCGAAGCCATCCAGTCGGCAGCAGGTAGAGCCTGGCCGCCTCGTAGACCTTCTTTCGAAGCGCTTCCTCAGCCGTCTGCCCATCCTGCACCTCTGCAACGTAGGTGACGCTGTAGCCGTCATTACTTTCGCTCTTGACGCCCTTGGCCGCTCCTTGGCCGCTGGACGCCAGGCTGTTGTAGTAGATCACCTCCGCAGCTGCACAGACAGCCAGTTTAACGCGGTCGACGTCTGGCTTTGCGAAGATGTCCCCGTTGATGCAGGTGAAGTAGCTGATGTGCGCCTCCGCCTTTGCCTCAGCGACGGGGAAAGCCGCCTCCGGGATCGTCTCACCGAAGGCGGCCTTGAAGTATTCGTAAGTGACGTACATCAGGCTGCCCTCCCTTCAGACCTTAGGCGGTGAGAATCGCAAACGGGAAGCGGGAGGCGGCTTCGGACTTGCCCTTCAGTCCGGTGACAGGATTCGGGATCTCCCAGCCGAGCCTCATGACGGCACGAAGAGCGACCATGTCGTTCTGCATGAGGTTGTACGCGATGGTGCCGTCCGTGTTCTGGACCACGCCCTCAGTGAAGAGCTTGAAGGTGATGTCCTGGCGGATGCTGTAAACCAGCTGAGTGAAGTCGCCGGAGATCATGAGCGCCTTAGTCTTGTCAAAGGCACCGTTGCGAGGGAACTGGATCGCAGAGCCGTCCAGGCTGTAGTTACCGGCGTTCTGGATGGAGTTCAGGAAGAGCGGTCTTCCGTCATTGTCCTTGAGGCCGCGGAGTTTTGCTCTCATGGAGATATCCGCCACGTGACCAGATACAAAGTAGCCGGACTCTTCTACCGCGGAGATGGTGCCTCCCTCAGCGAGGAGAGCGTTAAAGAGGTCCGGAGTAGTCGCGAGGGATACCTTGGCTCCGGCAGGAACGGAAGGAACCAGTCCGGCTCTCCAGTTGGTGGGCTTGCCGGTACCGAAGAGGATGGCCTCGTCAATGACCTTGCCGAAGGCCTCCTGGACGCGAGGCCTTACCTCTCCCCAGATGTCGTACTCAGAATCGTCGAGCACTGCCTCAGGGATCGGAATGATGACGGCGATCTCTTCGGCGTGGATCGTCTTCTTGGCCCATGCCAGGTTTGCTGTTTTCTTCTGGCCGGAGTCTCCGTCGACAAAGTAGGCGACCGGAAGAGAGTCGAGAACCGGAAGCTTGGTCTGCTTTGCAGTCATGTTCGCCAGGCGACGACCCATGGATAAAGCGGCAGACTGCTCGACGGTGCCCTGGATGATTTCACGGGCGCGCTCCTCAGGAATGAGCGCCTCGGCTCCACTTCTGTCGATACCTGTGGCGGCGTCAAAGATCTGTAAATCAAAAATGAAACGCTTTTTCATCATTTTCCTCCTTATATTCGGTAACCCGCAGCTCTGCGGATGGCGTCGTTGATGCTTGTGTTCCCGTCAGCGCCTGCTCCACTGCCCTGTGAGCCATCCGGTCCGGTCCTGACTCTGTAGGATCCGGTCGATGTGAAGCGAGGGTTGTCCTTCAGGAACTTAGTGACAGCTTTTTCAAAGTCGAGTTTGTCGTCATTCTTCATCATGACGCCCACCTTAAACTGAACATAGTCAAGGTCCTCATCGCGGACGCCCTTCGAGCGAAGAGTCGACTGATGTTTCATTGCCTGGAGCTCTGCTCTGGCGTCATCTCTTTCCTTCTCGATTGCTGCTACGTTTGGCTGACTCCTGGCTCTATTGGCTTTAAAGTCTGCGATAGCCTGCTCGATCTCGGTCTCGCTCATGCCCTGCTGCTTGAAGTAGCTGCTGAGTGCAGCTTTTTCCGCCCTCTGAGCTCTTGCATTTGCGATCTCTTCAGCCTGTGCAAAGCTAAAGCCTCCGGATCGGTTTCCGTTTCCTCCGGAGTTCTGGCCTCCGTTGCCTTCCCCAGCGTTTCCGCCCTGTGCACCAGAGCTGCCCTCGCCGCCGTCATCAAAGAGCTGTAAGTCGAAGATTTTCTTCTTCATGTTGTTTTTCCCTCCGCTTTTGTTAATGTGCGTGAACATTCTCCGCTTTAGGCCCGTCGGCCATAATTAAAAGTACCGCGAGGGCGCTCAAATTATCAGTATTTCGCCATACGCATCTTGAATCCGCAGAATACCGAGGAACCAAGTGCTGATTAGCGAGGAGCCGATGTCGCTGATCGTATCCCACTCAATCACAACGTCACCTGTCTCCGCCGAGTAGGCGATGCGATCCTGCGCGATGTCTTCCAGTCCGCTGATCAAGGTAAGCGTCAGAGCTGAGACAGCCGCGCACACGATGTTCTGGCCGGGCTTTGCCCCTTCTGGCCGTGATGCATGCCCTTTCACTGTGATGATGTGTCTGTCAAGGTGTACCTCAATCAAAACTCTGCCTCCTCAATTCTTTTCTTTGACACTTGAAAGTACCCAGGGTCGAGCTCTATGCCGTAGAAATCAAGCCCCATATGCATGCAAGCGACTCCGGTGCTGCCAGATCCCATGAATGGATCCAATACGGTGCCGCCTTCTGGCACCAACCGCAGCAAGTTCTCCAACAATTCCACCGGCTTTTCCGTTTGATGATGCTTATCTTTCGACTGGACCCCTGGGATGCTGTAGCATCCAGCAGCGACCTTGCATCCTTTTACCATCGGGGCCGACCTTGGACCGTTTGACCCCCATACGAGATACTCACAGTCGTTTCTGAAGCGTTCTGGAGTTGGCCTGCTTGTTCTCTTGTCCCAGACCACGATGCCGAGCCAGATGAAACCAGCCATCTGCAGAGCGTCTGTCATCGCTGGCAGATTTCTCCAATCAATAAAAGTCCCCAGGATCCCCCCCTCCTTGACCTTTGACCTGAGAGTCGTGAAAACTTCACGGCAGAAAGCAGTGAAGCTTCTCTGATCCATGTTATCGCCGGAAAAGTTCTGGAAACGCGCAGCGCCATTGTGTTCTGTATCGCAATACTTTGTTCTTGTATCCTGTTTTCTGCTTCCGGCGAAGAGCCCGCCGGAGCTGTATGGCGGATCTGTTAGCACCATGTCGATGCTCCCGTCCGGGATGTTGTTAAGCTGCAGCAGACAGTCGCCGTTGAATAGCTGATACATGCTTTTGGTCCTTCTTTCTGATTTTGGGCACGAAAAAACCACCTCGCTGCTTCCAGCTTGGTGGTTCTTAATTATTATAATAAATGCGGTCGAGTATTTGCTCGGCTTCTCGACCTAACTCGTTGAGCTCTTCGAAGTTTTTCGGGCCGTAGCCTTTCTCTGTCATAAAGCCGTCGATCTCGTCGAGCAGGCCTTCTACGTCATCTGCTTCGATAAGCGCTGCCGCCTTATCAAGGTTCTTAAGCAAGAAGGTCTTATCTTTCTCCTCAATTATCATTTTTTGCCTCCTCTCGGGTTTGCCTGGATCAGACGGTGGTCCCTCACGCTGATAGTTACGTTCGCTTTTTCTCCTCGGTACGTTCTTCGCACATCCCCGTCAGCCATTATCCTCTCTGTAATCTTCTCGGGCTTCGCCAGTGCCTCGTTCACAGCTTCGATGGTTGTGGCCTCTCGCATACCTTCATGCGGCTCAGCCGTCTGCCCTATCACTCGGTCGATGAAGTGAAGTGCATAGGAATCTATTCTTACTCCGTCGGATGTCGTACAACCTACGACGCGTTCCTGCACATCCGCTGCCGTCTTTTGATACTGCTCAAAGCCGACCAAGGAGTTGATGTCACCCTTCTCGACCGCTCGGCCATATCCGCGGAGGAGCTGATACTCCTCGGCTTTATTGTGCTTTGCCTCCTTGTACTTGTCAAGGGTATCTAAAGTCGTGCTCGTCGCCCCGATGTCTTTGAGCCACTTCTTGTGATCGGCCGCCCTCTGCGCTGCCTCCATGTCTTGGCGCCTGCGATTTTCCTGCCGCTCCTTTTCTTTGTTAATCTGCTCGGTCTGCCACCTTGCGAAAGCCTGAGGACTCGGCGAGATTCTTCCCGGAGTTCTTCCGGTGTAGACTCTCTCCATCTGCTCTTCCAACTGCATGCAGCGGCTGAAGCTTCGATACTCTTCGAGCTGAGCCTGATACCTGCATTGTGCCTCTACTATGGCGTCATGCTCAGCCCCAGCCTGCCGGAGCAGCTGCACCTTCTCGCGCTTTGCCCGCAGGGCCGTCTCCATTTGTCTTTGCTTCTGGGTCGCTTCGTAGGCGTTATAATCCTTGCCCCTGTAACTCCGCCGTTCTGCCTCCCTTGCGGCCATTTCCTCAAGCTCTGAGTCTGTGTAATTGCGTTGGCTCACGCCCTTGATGAATGCATAGTAACCATGATGGCAGTTCCATCCGCAAAGACCTCCTCCAGACCCAAGCCCGCAGACATCAGTCAGCTGCTGCTTAGTCCAGACGCGCCCCTGCCATGCCGCGTGTGAAGGCCTGGCCGCCGCATGCGCGGAAACCTCGAAGAGAGTGGTGCCAAGCTGCTGGGCGTTCCTGTCCGTCACTTTCCCGGCTAATTGGCTGAAGCCGGTCAGCAGGGCGCGTCTGACGGCCACATCGATGCGGTTATGCCAGCCGCTGGCATAGTCAACGCCGTAACTTGTCTGCGTATCACAGAATACGTGATCGGTGCGAAGCCCTGACTTCGTCATCATGTTGGTCGTTTTTCTGATTAGCGTGTTGTAATCATAAGCTCCGCTGGCCATTCCCGTGATGGCGTCGTCCAGATAGCTGTTGTAGATGTCGGACAGCGGCGTATATACCGTCTTGCCGCCCCCCTGATCTACCATGAAACCGGTCGACCCAGTGATGTTGTAGAGCTCCTCTGTGGACTGCCGGATCAGCGCATCGGTTATCTGGCGGAGCTCAGCATTTTGTTCGTACGGAATAAACTCCTTTCCGACGGCCTCATAGATGGCCTTCTGGCTGGTATATTCTCTTGCGATTACTTCTTCATAGAGCTGGCGGACCATTTCCTCATTGCCATCCACAGCCTCGGAAATCAGCGCCCTGATGTCCTCTGAAGAACTTCCCAAGATAACCAGGCGCTGGATCTGCCAGTCGGCTGCTGAGGTGATTGTACCGGCCATCCGGATACGTCGCACCACGTCCTTCATGATGCTAAGCTCCAGCTCTCTGTACTTCTTCTCTACGCCTGCCGCGAGCAGGCTATGGTAGCTCTCATCCATTTATCAGAAAAGTACGCCGGGGCTCTGCTCGGGGAGCCGTGCAGCTGCAGCCTCTTCCGTCTCCCCGTACCACTTGGCGCGGTACTCAGGCAGGCCCATGACGCCGATGGCCACGTCCTGGCGGTCTTCCTGCCTCTCTGTTTGCTTGTCGACGATGATCGAGTCGTCAAAGTCTATCGTGATGTCAGTGTCCTCGACCAGTGCGGTCATTCCTGCGGTCCTGCCGAGCCTTATAATCGCACGGATGAGGTCGATCAGCGCCTGGTTGAGAATGATCTCATGCTTTTTGACATTTCGGTACATGTCCGAGTTCTCGCTGATGACCTGGGTGGCCGTTACGATTGCACCCTTCTCAAAACGATAGCACTGCGTACCGAAGCCGCACTTGAAGCTGAGAAGGTTCAGGTCATTGTTGATAGCCTGCTCATGCTCCTGTACCCTCAGCGACATATTGACCTCATGCATTGCTTCGTGGGACTCTTTGAAGAAATCTTCAGGAAGCTGATAGAAGACGCTGTCGTCCGGGTCAAAAACCTGCGAGCCGTCTGCGTCTGCCAGCATCTCAGGAGCGACAAAGATGCGCTTGCGCCCCAGCGTAAACTCATTCGAGTAGCTGTCATACTCCAGGTCAAGCTTAGCCAGTACGTCCACACTGTTGGCGAAGATACTCACCCCCATCGGGTTGGTATCATCTTCATCCACATTGTTTACGATGTTCAGTCTGTCAATGACAAACTGAGGCTTGGCCGATCCAGTCTCTACTCTCTCAGCAAGTCCTGAAAAGCACGGGATCTCGTCCCACTGCGCCGGCGTGAGTTCCTTACCGGCTCCATCTGACGCAAGCACGACACTGTTTTCAATGACATACTGAAAGCCAAGGTCCTCACCGTCTTCCCCGATCATCTTTTCCCTCTTGTGGTGCTGGAACTGTGCATACTTCTTACGCTTGTAGGTCTTCTCAAACACGAAGATGCATTCCGTGATGCGCGAGCGCTCCCAGGCGGTTGGGAATATGTTTCTGGCCACCACATAGTCCAGCTTGACATCAGCGCTTACTACGCTGCCGTCCTTCGCTATGATCATGTTGGTCAGATACGGCACATATGCCACCGTTCCGCAGGCTGCTTTCCTCTCCTGGTACTCATTCCCCTGCACGGTGAAGTTCGCTTCCTCAAGCACGCCTTTGACAAACGCCTCCGTCACGGGGTCCTTAATTGTAATTTTGACCTTCTCGTTGAGAAGCAGGTCGCTGATATCCTCGCAGAGCTTCTTCGCCATGCCGAGGCTCTTGCGGTGACAGCGTGTGTAATTGGATGCGCCTCTATACACGCGGTACCAGTGGAACTTCTTTACGTCCGACCTGTACCAGCTGTCCCACATTGTGATCTTGCTGTAGAATGAGGGGTCAAGCGTGTCGATGCCCTTCTTCTTGAAATACGTGAAGATATTCATGTCAGATTGTCCCTTCTGCTTCTTCGTTCTCCTCCTCTTTACCCTGCGCCGGGAGATAGTACTTCAGCTTCGGCCAAAGGCCCATCACCAGGTAGCGGATCGCGTCCATGCAGTGGTCTTCCGCCTTGACCGGCTTCTCCCGGCCTCGCTCAATGCTCTTCCTGTCGTATTCATAGAGCCCGAATTCTCTCCGAGCGTTCTCCTGCTCCGGGGAGACCGTGAGCATCCCGAAGGTGAGGAGTTTCTGCACCCTGGAGATCCCCAGGGCGACATCGTTCTGGGCGTCCCGCAGTCGGACGCTGTAACCGCAGCCGTGGATCGCCCGCTTGATCTCCTCGGCCAGACCGGCAGCAGACGGATCGATGAAGACGTAGAAGCTGCTGCAGCGGTATGCTTCGTGCAGGCCGTCCAGGAAGGCGACGAAGTCCTCCGCATATCGGCTCGGGCTTTTCTGCGTTCCGGACTCCCTGCCGCTGTGGTAATACTCTGCCAGGCCTTCCAATCGGTGTTTCGCCATGTTGAGGCCAGCCGCCTGGTAGGTGGTGGCGTTCTGCTGGCCGTAGTCAACGCCCACGCCGATCAGCGGAAAGGCGTCCTCCTTTGTCCTGGCGACGTTCTTGCCGCCGAACATGTAGTAGATCAGCTCGTCCACGCCGATCGAGAGCCCCAGCCAGAGCCAGCGCCACTGGCGCTCGTCGATCTGTCTCAGGATCTCGGCCGACTCTAGGAGCTTCTTGCCGATCCAGGCCTCCGGCACGTCTCTGTAATCCACATGGACGTGGATCGTGTCCGGGCGCTGCTCCATCTTGCGGGTCCACTGGACGACCGGCGCATTCGGGTTTTTCGGCGGGTTGTAGAGGTAGAGCATCTGAAAGCCCTCGTCGTTGCCCCTGACGAAGGTCGCTTCGATGTTCTGAAGCTCGTCCTCGCCTTCGCCCTGCTCGAAGAACTCGTTCACCTCGTCGATCATGACCAGCCTGATCGGCTTGCTCTCGTCGATGATGCCCTTGGTGTCGTCAGTATTATCGGAGCCTGTGAAGTAGATCGTGTTCCCGTTTTCCAGGAACGTGACCTCCATCGGGCTCACGGTGATCTTGAAGAGGCGCTCGTCGAGGCTAAGCCTCTTGATCGCTCTCTTGATCTCCTTATACACAGTCTTCCGGAGCTTGTTGTGCCGCTTACGGATGACGACGGCGCAGCCGTTGACGCCCTGCACGATCTTGAAGACTGTCTCGATCGCTGCCTCTGAGGACTTCGTCCCGGCTCGGCCAGAGGTCAGGATCTTGTGGGTGTGCTCTTCGTCATTGAACACGCCCCAAAATTTTGGAATGATCAGGTCACTGATCCGGATCTCGCTGCTTGGTGTCATTGATGATTGTCACTCGCTTAATCTCACCGGAACCGCTGCCCAGTTTAGCCCGCAGGAGCTCGAGCCGGAGCTTCTGCTCTTCGGTGGCGGTTGCGCCGCGTTCCCGCAGCATCTCGGTGTACTGTTTGATTAGGCCCCGGAGGGAGTCCATGGCGCGGCTCTGAGCCTTCATGAAGTTGGCCTGCTTGTCCCAGGCCTCCTGCACCTCCCATCGCGCGCCTATGATGTTCCCGTCCTTCTCTTCGACTCTCTCGATCGTCTTATCCTGCCAATCCCTGACATAGGCGATCTTCTGGGCTCGGATGATGGCCGTGTACTGTAGTTGAATATTGTGCCAGAGCAGATCCAGCGGGTCCGCCTTGGCCACTGCCGTAAAGACCTCCAACGTCTCCTCCGGCAAGTACCTGGCGAAAAAGCCGTACTTCTCTGCCCGCTTATTTCCCAGGGGCGCCCCAGTGGCGTTGTGATTCCCCGGCTGCCCGCCACGTTTGCGAGCGTTCGCCTTTTTTCGTTTCGAACGTTCGCTCTTTTTGCCATCCCAGCCTTGGGTGCATTTCCATCGGCGGACAGTGCCCTGCGGAACTTCGAGCCTAGCTGCTATTTCCACAAGTTTGAGACCCTCTCTGTATAAAGCCAGGGCCTCGTCCGCCTTCGCGTTCTTCGCCCTTGGCACGGCCTCACCTCCTCGCTCATTCGTCTATTTCGCGGATAGCAGAAGAGAGCAGGTGCTCCTTCGCCTGCTCTCATACGTCTCACACTATCATAATAGCACATTCATTTTTGCAATGTTTGCCGACTTTTAGATGTCCTCCAGTACTATCCCCAAGTGTAGGACTCCTTGTTTCCGGAAGTAGTACGTCCTCCGGACGCTGTAATTGATAATCTTGGCCACTTGCGCCATTGGCACCCGGCCGATGTAGAACTCAGCCAGGACCGTCTTTTCGTTGTCATCCGGCAGCAGCTCGATGGCGTCGCCGATCTCGATGATCAAGAGAGCCTTTTCCTGCTTCAGCTGCTCGATCTGCTCCTCTAAATCAACGACCTTGCCGATGATCTCGCTGACCTTGTCGGTCGGAGAAGTCTGGACGCGATCCTTGTCGTACTGGATCGCGCCGGCCCCCAGGCAGCTCCTCAGCTCCTCGCACCGAAGCTGCTTCCGCTTGATGGCGTAATCCTTCTTGCGGATCCGCATCAGGTAGTTATAAGTATCTTGTAAGTCCATGGGTCCGAGCCCTCCCTCTGCGTGCGTCGCAGCGATACCCTATGCAAGCATAGAGGCTGCAAGCTCGGCATTCTGCTTCAGCTTTTCCGCACGACTTACTGCCATTTTGAGCCGCCAATGGTAATGCCGATAGTAAGATAGTGCGTCGCGCTGTACTCGTCTCGTGTCTCGCAGCTCCGCCTTCAGCTCCTTCAGCTGCTTTCGGCAGCTGCGCTCTCCCTCTCGAGTGCGAAAAGTCCCAAGATGCCGCTGCGTCGATGTAACCTGATCCGTGAGCCTGCTGATCTTCGGCTTAAGCCCGGACGCCTCGCGCCAATACTTTATCGACTTTTCCGCTAAATCCTTTCCGTGGTCCAGCGATTCCGCTGCGCGCTCCCTGCAGTGCCGGACGATGTCCTCCCGGATTGCATCGCGATGAGACACGTCCTCCCTGATCATCTTGAGCAGCTTCCGGAGTCGAGACGCCCGGGCCGGGAAAAAGGTGTCCAGCACGATAGTCGCGTGGCCCCTGTCAAAAGAAAAAGAGATTACCTTTCCGTCTGTCATGATCTTCCCTCCTTTATCGCCTGAATCGGATTCTTCAGCAGAGCCTCCAGGGAGATCACGATCTTGCCCATGGCCAAGGCATAGCCAAGCTCCCTGTTGGCGCCCTTGCTGCTTTCCCATCCCGGCAACTGTATCAGGTAGTCGGCCTTCGAGAGCATCAGCATATCGATCTCCATGATGTCCTCATAGCTCAGTGCTTCGATCGGAATGACATGGTGCAAGGCTGCAGGATTGATCACGTTGTAGCCCATATGGACGAGCTCCTTGGCCGTCCATGCGAATTGCTTCTTGTAGTCGGGGTTGCCCATTATTGGACCGCTAAGATATCCGATCATCTGTATCTCCTCCCAGTTTTCTGATCCTTCAGATGGATCCTGTTTGTTATCTCGTAACCGGCCAGAGCCGCCGCGGCCTTGATCGTTCGAATTAGTTCGCTGACCTGCTTCGGCTCTTTGTCCCCTCTTCTGACGGCCTTGTCAGCCGTTGGGTCCGGATAGCCTTCTGCGTTCACTTGGTCCTCCTTTCTTTGAGCGCCGCCAGCAGTGCGGCCTGACTCATGTCTTTTGCTTCCAGGGCCTTCATTACCTGCTCATCCACGGTTCCCTCCGCTACGAGGTGATGGATGATTACCGGCTTCTCTTGGCCCTGCCGGTATAGTCTCGCATTGGCCTGCTGATAGAGCTCGAGACTCCAGGTCAGGCCGTACCAGACGATCGTGTGGCCGCCGTCCTGCAGGTTCAGGCCGTAGCCTACGCTGGCCGGGTGCGCCAGCAGTATGCGGACGCGTCCTTCGTTCCAGTCTTTGATGTCCTTCGGGCCCCCCAGCTCTCTGGCTTCCGGGATGGATCCCCGGATCGCTTCGAGATCATGCCGGAAGGAGTAGAAGACCAGGACCGGGCTGTCCGTGTCCTCGATGATCTCCTGGAGGGCTTCCAGCTTCTTCCGGTGGATGTCGACTGGCTCTCCCTCCGTGTTGTAGGCCCTGCCGTTTGCGATCTGCAGGAGCTTCGTCATGACGGCCGCCGCACTCAGGGCGACGATATCATCCTCTTCGGACAGATGGAGAAGCTGCTCGCTCTCCAGGGTCTTGTAGAGTCCTAGCTCCTGCTCAGACAGCTTGATCGGGATCACGTTGTCAATCCTCTTCGGCAGCGTCAGGTAGTCCTTCGCGCTCATGCTCACACAGAGGTCGCTGATCCGCTTCTCGATCGCCTCCCGGGCGCCCTTCCTCAGGTCCCACTTGTAGACGATATAGCCGTTGCGGGCGCCTGGCTGGAAGAACTCCTCCCGATACGCTCCAAGCGTTCGGCCCAGGCGCTCACCCCGATCCAGCAGGTACACCTGCGCCCACAGGTCCATGAGACTGTTGGGGCTTGGCGTACCGGTGAGGCCTATGACGCGGGGGCTCTTGACGATCACTTTGCGAAGGGCCCGGAAGCGTTTGCTCTGCGGGCTTTTGAAGCTCGAGAGCTCGTCGATCACGATCATGTCGAAGTCCCAGCGCTTGCAGTTCTCCACCAGCCAGACCACATTTTCGCGGTTGATCACGTAGATGTCAGCCTCTGCTTCGGCTGCTGCCTTCCTCTGCGCTGCGGTGCCCAGGATCTTGGAGATCCGCAGGTCCTTCAGGTGGTCCCACTTCTCGGACTCACGGCTCCAGGTGTCCTCCGCCACTCGCAGTGGTGCAATCACCAGGACCTTCGTGATGTTGAAGTAGTCATACATGAGATCCTGGATCGCCGTCAGCGTGATGACGGTCTTGCTAACCTAAGCCCATATCTAAAAACAAACCGATCTTCGGCTTCTCAATCGTTAATTCAATTGCCCGCTTCTGATAGTCGTGAGGTATGAACTTCATCTGGCATCACCTCCTTCCTCGTAATTGTGCGGCCGGTACGCCATCGGCTCCCGCCTCCCGTCCGTTTCCGGCCATCTCGCCAAGGCGCTCGATCCACCAGCTTCTCGCCTCGTCCATCCCTCTGATCACGGCCACCCTGGCGCTCCGTTTCTTCATGCGCTCGATCTGCCAGCCCTGGAGAGCGCTCAGCCTCCCGGATACTGTCTTCAGCTCGATGAACCAGACCCGACCCCCCGGCAGAATGGCGATCCGATCGGGCACACCATCGTTCCCGGTGCTGGTAAACTTGAAGGCTAAGCCTCCCATGTCCTCGATCCGTCGCCGGAGCCAATCCTCTATGTCTCGTTCTCTCATTTGATCCTTCCCGTGACAACTTCCATTTTTTTTTGCCCGCCTATATACGCGTATTACGCGCGCGGGCGCTCACAGGCGCCTATTACGCGTGTTATAGGTAAAATATCAATAGTGTATAAGAAAAAGTTGTCACACTTGTCACATGTTCGTGCTTGCCCCTTTGTTTATGTGGTTTTCGAGCCGTGACAACGCTGAGACAAGTCCTGAGACAAGTGTCACTTGTCTCAGCTTCTGCTGATGTAGTCGTTGTGACAAGTCTGCCTTGTGACAAGTGTCAGTGTGACAACTTTCTCGTGTATGGTCTCTGCTGTCCGTAGCCCTCGATCCGGTCTCTTTTGCCGGATTTTTCCCATTCCGGGAGCTTGGCCATGATGCCCGCAATCTCGTAGCCGTCTTGCTTCTTCCATGAGCCCCCCGGACGTCCGAAGCATTCGACGAAGATCTCCTTTGCGCTGACCTTCGTCCGCTGCATGGTGCCTTCCTGTTGCTTCGGATCCAGGACGTCGCGCTGCGCGAAGTAGTCCCGCCGCTTGTCCAGGTCCCAGCTGTACCAGTCCTCCGGCAACAGGGTGTCGAGGTAGTCGAGCACCTCACCTTCACGCTCGTCGTACAGGAGCGCCGCCTGTTGAGCCTTGGCAGCTTCCTTCTCCATCTCAGCATCCAGGAAGCTGTCCTCGCCCTCCGCGGCATAGGCGGCCGCCTCGGCCCAGATCTGTGCCCTGGTGGCCTCTGTCATGTCCCAGATTGAGAGCCTGCCGCCGCCTTCGACGGAGACCGGCCAGAAGCGCCGGTTGCCGGTGGTGTCCCGGAGGAAGCCCGTGGTGCTGTTGGTGGTGCCGCAAATGATCGCGGTCCTCGGGTGCCTTTCGACCACTCGGCCATAGGCTGCCCGGTACTCGTCCACCTGGCGGCTAATGAAGCCCTTCATCACGTCGATATCGGCCTTTCTGGTGCCCTGCATCTCGCCGATCTCCATGATCCAGACGCCCTGAAGCTTCTCGGCCGCCGTCTTGTCCCTGGTGTCAGCAAGGCTCAAGCTGTCGCTGAACCACTTGCCGCCCAGCTTCCGGAGCAGGGTGCTCTTGCCGATCCCCGGCTTGCCGTCCAGCACCAGCACGGTGTCGAACTTGCAGCCGGGCTCCCAGACTCTCTGGATCGCGCCGATCAGGGTCTTCCTCGTGACGGTCCGGACGTAGGGCGTGTCCTCTGCCCCCAGGTAATCCACAAGGAGCGTGTCTACTCTCGGCGTGCTGTCCCACTCCGGCAGACCCCTCAGATAGTCCTGCAACGGATTGAAGCGCCGCTTGTCCGTGATCTGAGTCAGCGCCCGGGTGAACTTGTTCTCCGGGAACTGGACCTTGTACCTGTCAGCCACCCAGATGTAGAGCTGGGCGTCGTCGGCGTCTCTCCAGTATTTGTTCGGGCGCTTCCAAGGCAGTTTCCCCTGGACCTCGATCGCGCTGGTCAGCTCGTTGAAGCGGATCCCCTGAAGCGCCGGATCGTTCTCCAGGATCAGCGCCGCGTTGGTGATCACTGTCCGAAGGGTGCCGTTCTCGTTGAGGAGGAGCTTCGCCTTCCAGCTGTCGTCCTCGTCAGCTGCCTTCGGCAGCTCGTTTTCGAAGTCCAGCGAGGCAGAGTTCTGCCGGTCTTTTGAGGCTGTGATCTTGGTGTCCGGATCTTCGGATGCGAAGGCCGCCATCGCCTTGTAGCTGGCTGCGTCCTTGCCGCTCTTAGTGCTGTCATCGTCCATGTCTCCGAACTTGTGGATCCGGACCAGGTCGAAGGCGTTGCAGAGCTGGCCGCTTGCCGGATCGGTACTGTGATTCGAGAAGGCGAAGACGTCTCCGTCGTAGACCACGAGGCCTGCAGCGGTGGAGCCCGCAGCGTAGGTGTAGCGGTCCGGCTTGGCCGTCTGAGTGTATACATTCGTCAGGAACTTCGCGATCGCCTCGGTGATGCTGTACGTCCGGCAGAAGGCTCCGACGATACCTTTCTTGGCAAGAGGGTCTCCCTGCTTGTCGGCTTGGCGCTTCCGGATCCCGCCCATCCTGGACGACTCCGGCCAGAAGCTCGTATCCGTCCAATCCGGGTATTCGGCCAAGACCTCCTCAGTATTTAGGAATGGCGCGTCATAGAATTTGAAGAAGGGCTCCACATCCGCGCTGTTCGACGGCCAGTACATGAGGCGCGTCGGCTGGAAGGTGGAGTCGTCGAAGTAGTCAATCCCGATCTTCCCCGCGACTTCCCTGGCGATGGCCTCGTACTCGTCCGGGCTGACCGCTCTGTCGAGCGGCATGATCAGGCGAAGCCGTGGGCGTTCCTTTGTGTGCTTATGGGTCGAGTAAACCGCCAGGGCACATTCGATCTCCAGGTTGTTCATGAGATCGTCCCAGAAGTCGGCCGGAGGAAAGTCCAGGTCCAGGGTGAGGATCTGGCGGGCCAGGACGTAGCCGGTCTTCCGGCGTCCGTCCTTTAAGTGCCCGCCGACGAAGCCGCCGATGTCCTTGATCCGGTCCTGCTGCTCCTTCGAGAGCTTCATATATTCGGCATGGGTCTCCGGAGTCTCTACGGACTTCGAGAGCCTCAGGAGGAGGGCAGACCAGGAGATGGTCTTGTTCTTCCAGGAGGTTTCGAAGCGGCTTTTTCCCAGAGCGATGATCAGCTCTCCGTCGTTGTCTACAGCCATGCCGCTATCTGCGAGCGAAGGTACTGCGCTGCTTTTCATCGTCCCATACCTCCTTCGTCTTTATTGTTGAATCTGCCTAGTCTGCCGTATCTTCTCCCCATTAGATCGATCAACTTTCCCATGGGCTAATCCTTTCTGTAAAAGTAACAAGAATAGCCGTCTCCCTTCAGCGGCAGGCCAGGAGCCCAGTCGATCGGGTAGGCCATGCAGCTGTTGATGATTTCCGGGGCATCCTTATCTTCAATCGGCACATCGACGATCATTTCGTCGTGGACGTGCATGACAATCCTGTAGCCGCGATTACTCACGCTCCTCATGGCGACGGCCAGACAGTCGCGGGCCGTCGCCTGTACGATGTTCTCAACGAGCTTACCGCCATAGGTCTCCGTCTCCTCCCACTGCCTCGTGGTCTGATTGGTACCCATGTACACGATGTGGTCGCGTCCGTCCTGCGGATCCTGTTTCAGCCTGGCGCCCCAGTAGCAGAGTTCACGGCCGCTCGGCAGCCTTATGAAGAGGTTATGATGGATGTAGCGGAAGGCGATGCCATGCTGGATTCGGACGGTCCGGTGCTCCTGGATGGCTGTCTTGGCCGCCAGCTCGCAGGTCCTCCAGAGCTTCTGGATCTTCGGGTTGGCCGCTCGCCACGCGTCGACGATGCCCTGGAGTTCCTCCTCTGGGATCGTCCCACCTTTGTCCATGCGCTTCATCGCGCCAACGCCGCCTTGATAGCCACAGGCAAGTGTTGCGACCTTTCCCTTCTGTCGGAGCTCACCGTTGACGCCATGCTTCACGACCGGCACGTGGTACATCATGGACGCTGTCTCGCAGTAGATGTCCTTGCCGGCGCAAAAAGCGTTCAATACCCAGCTTTCTCCGGCTATCCACGCGACCACACGGGCTTCAATGGCGGAGAAGTCACTGACCACGAAGCGGCAGCCGGGGGAGGGGATGAAGGCCGTGCGGACGAGCTCCGAGAAGACGAAGGCCGTCTCGCCGAAGAGGGTCTCCAGTGTGTCGAAGTCACCCTCTGCTGTGAGATCTCTGGCCAGATCGAGATCCGGCAGGCTGTTTCTCGCGAGATTGTGGGTCTGCACCAGGCGGCCCGCCCATCGTCCGGAGCGGTTCGCTCCATAGAACTGCAGGATCCCGCGCAGGCGGTCATCCTCGCAGATGGCCTCCAGCATGGTGCTGTACTTGCTGACCGATGTCTTGCCCAGTGCCCGGCGGATCTCCAGCACGCGGCGGACCTCTTCGGGGATTTCTTCCTGCAGCATGGCTGCGATGGTGTCCTTGGTGAGGTCGGCCTGATGGATGCCCCTGGCCGCGAGCCATTCCTTCAGTTGCGCGAGGCTGTTCGGGTTGGCCAGTCCTGTGATCTGTCTGGCTTCTTCCTGCAGCTTCTCGCGGTGCTGTGTATCATATTCGACGATCCTCTGGATCATGCTGCGGTCCAGCTTCACGCCGTGGTCGTTCATGTGCTGATCCAGATTCCAGAGCTCCTGCTCTTTCTTTGGGATCTTATAAATTGCCAGCTTCTTCAGGATCTCCTGCTCGGTGACGACGTCTTGACGATTGTAGGATTTGTAGAGGCTCCACTTACCCGGATCGTGCGCCGGCATGTTCCGGCTTCTCTGGCCGTTGGCCCTTGTAGGCTTACACGGCTTCGAGAAGTACTGGATCAGGACCTTGCCTTGTGGATACTTCAGCTTGTTCTCCGGCAGCCCCAGGGCCATTCCTGCGCCTGCCAGACTGCCCGGCAGCCCCAGCATCAGTGCCTTGACCATAGTGCAGCGCCACTGCTCCGGCGGCATTTCCTGCCCGGTCCACCTGGCCAGGCAGGTCCGCTCGAAATTGGCGTTGAAGGCGGTCTTAATCACATCCGGATCATGCAGAGCGCCCAGGAACTCGTCCCAGGTCATGCGCGGATCCTTGGTCGTGTCGATCTGCCTGACTTCTTCCTCGTCGTCGAATTTATAACCGATCAGTAATACGTCAAAGTCTGGCGCCTCCACATATCGGTAGACGCCAGACTTAACGAGATCCACGGAGCTGTACGTCTCAATGTCTACGCCCATGAATCTGTGCATCTTTACCTCCCGGTGATTAGAAATCCTCGTCCTCGTCACTGTCGTCGAAGTCATCGCCGAAGTCAGACTCTGCCGATGCTCTTGCCGCCCCGAGACGGTCGCCGTCCTTCAGCTTCTGGATGTTGTTGAGGCTGACGCCGACGCCTTTGTTGCCGTTGGTATTGAACGGGAAAAAGTTGATGGACGCGCGGCCCCAGCATCCGCTGTAGACTTCTTCCGGGTCGAGGATCTCATTCAGATCCTTGTCGACGATGCCGGGCTTCTGAGTGCTGTTGCAGTTGAGGAAGTACATGTCCTCGTACTCGGGGGCCTCGTCAGCTCTCTCGGCGTCTCCGTCGCGGAGCGGGAGCTTCAAGTTGGCCGGTTTCTTGCCTCCCCACTTGGAAGCGGTGCCCTCCTGGACGGCCTCCTCGATGGCCGCCTTGATCTTCTTGAGCGTGGCCTTGTCTTCCTTCGGGATCAGCAGGCACACGCTGTACTTGGCGTCCTGTCCGGCCTGGAAGGCGCGGCTATTAAAAATGTTGACGTAGCTGAAACGAACCTTGCCGGTGATAACTTTTGTACTCATGATTTAATCCTCGCTTGTATTGAAGTCGGCCTTTGCGGCCTCTGTCGTGTTGATTGCTTCGCGCTTGTCGCTCTCTGGGACCAGGACTGGCTTACCCACCGGTTTGATGATCAGATCTCCCAGAGTCTCCGTGAGTTTTTTCTTGCCGATGAGCTTTTCCATGGCGGTGATGCCGTAGAGCTTTCGTTCGTAGAGTATCGCCTCATCATAGCCTGCCTCCATGAGTTTCTCGGCCACCTTGATGTCGTTCGCATACTTTCGGTTCGCTCTCCCTTCCACCAGCTTCCAGCCGTAGAACGTGTGGCCGGCCAGGGCCTGCTGGAGAGCGTAGTCACTGACGTCCTTGACCCAGTGCTGCAGCTCCTCCGCCCGCCGGAGCACTTCGCCGATTTCCTCGTCCGTCAGGAGCGGCGGCAGCTTGAAGTCGTGCTTGGCGAGTTCAAGGTTGCACTCGGCGTGCTTCCGGCAGACTGCCTTCGCAGGGCAGAAGCGGCACCAGTCGCCGACAGCCGTGTAGTCTGTGCCGTCCATGGCCATTCGGGCCCTCGGTGCGACCTCTTCCTCCGCCCAGAGCAGCAGCTCCTTCAGCGGGAGCTCCTCCGTGCTGACGTGATTCAGGCGGGGCTGGATGATCGTGACCTTCACGGTGTCGAAGTCGTAGAGGTCGCCGAAGAGGTTCGCCGCGCCCAGGCCGTACAGCCTCAGCTGCGGATTGTTGTGGGCGTCGACCTTGACGCCTTGGCCATACTTCAGGTCGATGACCTGGATCGCTTTGCCGCCGATCACGACTGCGTCCGACGTTCCGAAGCCTTCCGGCACCCATCTGTCGAGATTGAACTGCTGCTCGATCATGAGCTCGGCGTCCTCACCTGCCGCCGCCAGGGCTTCAATAACTTCGTCAGCATAGAAGGTGGCGGCCTCTTCCATCTCTCCGCAGTAATACTCGTTTTTGCGAATCTTCTTCATCCTGGCCTCAAACTGCTTCGGAGTGAGCTCACCCGTGATCTGGCGAAGCTTCAGCTCTCCGAGGGAGTGGGCCAGCGTCCCCCTGTCCGCGTCACTGCTCGAGCCGGGGGCGGGGCACTGATCCGACAGCGCCACGGAGCCCGGGCAGTTGATCCAGCGGAAGGCGCTGGAGGCGGACAGCTTTGCATGCTTACCCGGCATTTTTCAGGGCCTCCTCAGCCTTAGCCTGGAGCTCTGCCAGTCGGTCGTCCGGCACGTTGGTCAGCTTATCGAAGCCGAGATCCGCGATCAGGCGGCTGGCTGTGTTGGTTCCCGTTTTCTTGTTGAGGGTTGCCAGGATCTTACGGACGGTGACGCGGTCGACCTTCTTCGCGGTCGTCTCTTCCTGCTTCGCTGCGGCCTCTTCCCGGGGCTTTTCGTCCTTCGGGGTAGACTTTATCGCCTCAGGCTCTTCAGGGGCCCTCCGGGGCGTTTCTGCGTTCTTCTCGGCGGGCTTTTTGACCTCTTCGACGGGTGCGTCGACGACTGCCGGCGTCAGGTGCAGGCAGCTCTGGAATTCCTCCAGGCTGTCGAAAATAACTGTGATCTTCATCCTCCTAGTCTCCTTTCTATGCACTTATCATCCACAACACGGAGAGCGACAGAATCGCGATGCACTCCAGGGCTGCGATCCATCGCCAGAGGATCGCTCTGCCCAATGCAGTGTTTCTATCATCAACGGCAGCCCTCAGGGCCGATACGAGGAGAGAGGTCTTCCTTTTCAGCTTATTGAGCTCCTTGAGCTCCCTAGCCATCTCCGCAGCTTTCCTTCCTGCGGCCATTGTCTTCAGATCAGGGATCTGCAGTTCTGTAAGCTTCATCTTGCCTCCTCCACTTTTCCACCATAGGCGAGCTCATACTGCCGGATCTCCTCCGGCTCCAGGGGCCTGGTATAAAGCGCCAGGCCCCAAGCTTCGTTCATGATCCTCTTGCATAGCTTGCACCCGTTAAAATCCTTGATCCGGAAGAGCCCCTTTGTCGGCAGCGCTCCCGGTGCCGGCGGCCTCCGCAGGAGATAATATTTGTACAGCTTCATTTCTTTCCCCTCCTTCCTAGTCAACGCTTAACTCAACTAAGTCAACGTTTAGTTGAGCTAAGCCGGTCAGTTCCTCGATGTCTTCCGTATTGGTAGCCTATGGCTGACCCCGTAGATTGCGAGCAGCAGCCCGATATTTGCGCCGATCGCGGTGCTGATCAGGTTCTCCCTGAGCATCTTCCTTTTCCATGCTTCTCCGGATCGCAGCCAGTGCGGCCATGGCCAGCAGCGTCAGATCCGGAGCTTCGTCGCGTGTCGTCATTATGGAGGGCCTCCTCGTGTTGGGCATGATTTTCCTCCCTGTCCCTTCCCTTAGTCTGCAAACAGAACGATCTGGTCATTGTAGAGCTCGTAGTTTATCGCGCCGCAGTCGAAGCGGATGTAGTTCCAGTCGGTGGCGTTGTAGAGCGGCAGGCGTTCTACAACGCCAGTCCTCCTGAGGTGCCTATGGCGGTTGATTTCATAGGTCGAGACGCTGTGGTGGATCGTGGTCTTCTCCTTCGCGAAGCCAAACCAGCCATAGAGCAGCTCCTTCGCTTCGGCGTCTGACATGATCCTCGTGTCGTCGGTATTCCTCAGGTGTTCGTAGTCGGCTTGCTTTACGTTCCCGGGCATCTCGTAGGGCTGCCACTCTTGCTCTTGATCCAGGGCTTTCTTCAGTCTCTCGACTTCTTCCTTCAGATCCTTGACTTCTTTCTCCTCCTCGCTTCTGTCAGCCTGGAAGTCTCGCATCCTCCTCTGGCTCCTGTTGTTAGCGTCGCACTGGATCCTCTGGGCAATGCCGTCGTGGTTCTCCCTAAAGGCTTTGCAGAAGTCGTCTTTGCTTCCATCGAACTGGTAGTAGTGTTCTTCGATCACCCGGTAGGTCTCAACGCTGGGGTAGATACCAGCGCGGGCTTCAAATTCTTCGATCATCATGGTGGTGTGCTCTCCTGTTTATGCTTCGTGCTTGTGGCGTTCATCCTGCTCTGCTACGGGGCGATAAATAAACCTTAACTTGATTGATTGGGCAAAAAAATATTATCCTGAGGGATTCCGTAGATTTCACTCAAAAGCGTAAAATTTGCCGTATCAATGACTGTTCTTCCGTTTTCCCAGTTCACTATCGTCTGCTTGGTTTTCCCCAATTTCCGGGCAACATCCGATTGCGTCAGTTTGGCATTGACTCTCGCCGCTGCCAGACTGATCTTTAGCGCATTCCCGTTCAAAGTCCTTTCCTCCTTTCGCGCGCTCCTATGCGACAAGTGTATTGTATATCAACTTAAACTTGACGTCAAGCAAAAAGTTGATTTTTTTTGCCTTTGGTATTGAATAAATCAACTCTATATTTTATACTTCTATTTCAGAAGGGGAGGTATTAAACGATGCCAGAGAATATACAAAAGATTTTCACGTCTAATTTAAATCGCTTGCTATCCCTCCACGGAAAAACGCAGCTTGAATTGGCCAAATATCTTAAAGTCAGCAATACGACGGTAAACAACTGGGCGAAGGGATATAACACTCCTAGAATGGATAAAATAGATCGGATCTGTGCCTTTTTTAAAGTGGCAAGGGAAGATTTGTTGAAGGACCAGAAGGACGGTGCGCATACACCTGCCTATTATACCGATCCTGAGACGGCGAAAGTCGCACAAGAGATCTATGATAACAAAGAGCTTCGCGTTTTATTTGATGCTGCAAGGAATGCCAGTTCTGAGGACCTTGCTACCGCAACAAACGTGTTAAAGGCCCTTTTGGCGAAAGAAAGAGGAAGCGAAGATGCTGATTGAAGATCACGATGAAGACCCGGATGTCTATACCTATTTGGTGGATTTTGAGACAACGGGTGTGTCGGAAATGGTTCGAATGAATGATGACGGGAGCTATACCGTGCTTCTTAATTCCAGGATGAGCCGGGAGAAAAATCGGGAGTCCTATCTTCACGCGAAGAAACACATCCATAGCCATGATTTAGATACTCGGGATGGAAAATCCGTCCAGGAGATAGAACAAAGGACACATGCAAAAGGGGTATGATAGCAGATGTACACGTACAAGTCGCTTACAGCGGATCGAATGAATCTTATTTTGACGGAGGGCCCCTGCAGCTCATCGGCTGAAAAATATGGTCTGCAGCTGGGAAACAAAGCGCACCGTCATCAATGGGCATCGCCTCCGCTTTAACGGAACAGCGGTGAAGCTCTTCGGGAAATGGACCGCTATGTATGACACAGGCCCGGATACGATTCTCACTCATGGGGGTGTGGAGCATGAAGTCTCGAGGACAAGCATGAAAGAAAGATCGGAGGGTGAAAACTATGTTTTTTAATTCAAGAAAGAAACAAGAGGCCCAGATCCTAGCCCCTCAGTTGTTGAAGATCATCGAGGAGAGCTGTCAGCTTGTTAACCTGACGCTGAAGCCAGACGTCTTCTTTTTCCGCTACGAGTTGCTGAAGGAGACGTCTAGCCGGCTCTTGGAGCTGTCAAAGTATATCAAATTGAAAGGCACGAGCCCATCTGATATGGTGGCCATGATAACAGCAAAAGAGCATGCCGCGACCATGGACTTCCTGCATCGGTATTTTGAGAGCGTCGAGCAGACTGCCGCAGAAAGAAAGACCTTGAAGGGCACACGGAACCAGTTCGACCGTTTCTATAAGTCGCTTCAGCCGTTCTATTCTCGGATGGACGCAGAGCATATTGCTTATATCGAGGGAGCATACGGCCGCAGCGTGGCCGAGTTGAGGAGGCTGTGATGCTGGGCGTGATTTATGCGAGATATTCAGAGGGCCCGAAGCAAACGGACCAATCGATCGAAGGCCAGGTTGCCGATTGCATGACCTACGCAGAGCGGAGTGGGATCGAGGTGGTGAAGGTTTACGCCGACCGGCATGTCAGCGGCAAGAGCACGGCAGGCCGCGATGAGTTCCTGCAGATGATCCACGATGCCCAAGAGCATCGCTTCGAGGCCGTGATCGTGTGGAAGATCGATCGTTTCGGTCGTTCCCGCCAGGATATTGCCATCAATAAGATGAGATTGAAGAAAGCCGGCGTGAGGCTGTACTACGCCCAGGAGGCCGTGCCGGAGGGCCCGGAAGGGATCATCCTGGAGTCAGTCCTGGAAGGCCTGGCTGAGTATTACAGCGCAGATCTCCGGCAAAAGGTCAACCGAGGGATCCGCGAAAGCGCGAAGAAGGGCCGTGTCAATGGGGGTACGCTGCCGATCGGCTACAAACTGAATGGAGACCGTCATCCTGTTCCGGATCCGGAGGTCGCGCCTCTTGTGCAGCAGGCCTTCCAGATGCACATAGCCGGAGCGAAGACGGCAGAGATTCGGGAGCTGTTCATCAAGGCGGGCGTGAAGGGCCGTCGCGGTTCCGCCGTTTCGAATGCTGCCATCTATAGGATGCTGAGACAGGAGCGCTATACTGGTACCTGGGAGATCCAGGGCATCCCGTTAGACGTGGAACCGATCATCGACTTGGCCACCTTCGAAGAGGCGGCACGCCACTTTAAGACGAGCCGATGCAACGCGGCAGGGAGGGCGAACGTGGACTACATGCTGAGCTGCAGATGCCACTGCGGATATTGTGGGAAGCTGGTGCAGGGAGAGTCCGGCACGGGAAAGGGCGGAAAAGTATATAACTATTACAAGTGCGGAGGGAAGAAACGCGGCTCAAAATGCAAGCTGAAGGCGATCCCGAAGGATCAGCTGGAGATGGCCGTACTGGAAGCAACGATCACGGATGTCCTGACGGACGAGATGATCGGGAAGCTGACGGACCGGATCATGAAGATTCAGGAGGATGAGCACGCCGATGATCCGACAGCTGCTTTTATCTCACGTCTCGATGGATGCCGGAAGCGTCAGCGGAACATTGTGGAGGCGATCGAGGCCGGAGGGGGTGCCGCCCTGGTGACTCGTCTGTCCGAACTAGAGGCTGAAGAGAAGGAACTGCAGAGGCGGATCCGCGCTGCAGAGATCGAGCAGCCAATGCTGTCGAGGGAAGTGATCGCGAAGTGGCTGGATAGCTTCAGGGATGGAGATGTTGACGACCCGGCTTTCTGCGCCCGTCTTCTTGATACGTTCGTGGCCGACATGGTCCTCACGAATGAGGAGATCACAATCTTCTACAACATAACAAAACGCACCGGCTCGAGGTGTTCGAGTACGGTGCGCCTAGTGGACCTGACGGGAGTCGAACCCGTGTCCGAAAACAAATTCCCTTTCCTTCTACTATCATAG